ATGGAAACGACATTCGTGCTGGATGCGCTGGAGCAGGCGTTGTGGGCCCGTCGTCCGTCTGGCACCATCCATCACAGCGATAAAGGCTCTCAGTATGTGTCACTGGCCTATACGGAGCGACTAAAAGAAGCCGGATTACTGGCATCAACAGGGAGTACAGGCGACTCGTATGACAACGCGATGGCGGAGAGCATCAATGGTCTTTACAAAGCGGAGGTAATACACCGTAAGAGCTGGAAAAACCGTGCAGAAGTGGAACTGGCCACACTAACGTGGGTGGACTGGTATAACAATCGACGATTGCTGGGAAGGCTGGGCCATACTCCTCCGGCAGAAGCAGAAAAAGCTTATTATGCTTCCATCGGAAACGATGATCTGGCAGCCTGAGTTCACAGATAAAACACTCTCCAGGAAACCCGGGGCGGTTCATCACATGAATCGTCGCAATCTTGCCATGCTGGCACGCAATGAATCCGGTCCTTTGCTTTCTTCCGGCACACGTCCGCCCCGTGACACACCTGTAGACCGTCTTGTGTGGTCGCTGGCTGTACCTGATTTTACTTATGTGCAGCGCTCCCGTGTGGTGTCGCTAATCAGTGAGTTTGGTTCATTCAGTTATACCGTTGCTTATGCTTTTTCGCGTCTGGTTTATCAGTGCGGAGTGAGTAACGCTGTTGCCGTTCTTGAATCTGTACATCGTTACGCCTTTATTAATGCTGATGGTGACCGTTACAGCGTCGGTCTGTTCTGTACTGATTCTGAACTGGCGGTTGCGGCTGACAGTATTGTGCATGATTGTCTGTGTTCTTCTGCCATTGTCTCAGAGGATGAGGGAGTCTGGCTGGCAAACGTGCTGCATTATTTTTATGCCGTTTCCGGTTTTGATTTTCTGCCGTGCCTGAAAGCATACATGACACGTTACGGCATTTCCGGTCTTCTTAAACGTATGACCTCGCTTAAGTTCGTGACCCGTTTCCTGCGTGTTGTTCGTGACCAGCGGGTGAATGAGGTCTGTCGCATGCTGGGAATACTTAACCGCACCACCCCTTATATTTCAGACTGGCATCTGGCTTTATTTGAAAGTCGCAAAGATAAAGTTGCCCGATGGCTGAAAAATAACGGTGTGTTTGATTTTAGTGGTGAGCTGCTCTGCACACTTGAAGATGCTCATAATTCAACGGTTTCAAATCCGGTTAACCGTGTGGCTGAACTTTGCGTTCGGGGTAAGGCTGTCTGTGAGCTTGCTGAAGATTTTGGTCTTCAGGGTTTTTTTGTTGTGCTTACTACGCCGTCACGGTTTCATCCGACAACCAGTTACAGAGCCGGGGGGCGCTGGTACTCCCGCCAGAATCCGAACTGGCTGGCTGCCGGGTGCCCTACGGTTAAGGATTCGCATCAGTGGCTTAATCGCGTCTGGCAGAACATTCAGCGTAAATTAAACAAGGCGGGGATTCAGTTGCCGGGTATCCGTACGGTTGAGCCTCATGCAGACGGTACTGTTCACTGGAATTTTTTGTTTTACTGCCAGCCTTATGATGCTGAGGCTGTTCTGAACATATTCCGCGATGAGGCACTTGCAGATAATCCGGGTGAACCGGGTGCTCAGGACCATCGCATTAAAATTAAAGAGATTGATCCGGAAAAAGGCGGCTTTCGCTATATCGTCAAGTACATCACCAAAATGGCGGGTCATGCTGATGCAAAAGGCACTGGTCATCTTGATGATATACACTCATCCCGTTCATTCAGTGATGCAGTGAACCGTGTTGCCTGCTGGCAGAAAACAGCCCGCCTTCGTCTTTTTCAGTTTTTCGGGCTGCCTTCTGTGACTGCTTACCGCCAGTTGCGGCGCTTCAGGATACCTTTTTCGCCTGATGACATTGCAATGAAAAAAATCACAGCAGAACAGGTGCAACAGCTTGAGGAAATTCGTCTTTCCTGTGATGCAGGTGATTTTCGTACCTATATACTTCTGAACGGTGGTTTTTTCTGCTCTGAACGTTTAATCAGGCCATATTATTTTCAGCAGGTTCAGGACGGCATGCCCCGTTTGAATGTTTATGGTGAAATCTGCGCCCCTGTAATATCCGGTTTTTTATTTAATAAGGTGCCGTTTATTACCCGTGTTTTTGGTTTATTTATTTCTGCGATTAAAGAACTGTCTGTGCCTGTTTTTAATTCCTGTGTGCGGACAGGTGACACGCCGCACACGCGCCCCCGGCGCGGGGGCGGTGGGTCGGCTGGCCGCCCTTGGACTTGTGACAATAACTTTCCTGTTGATACATGAGGATTAAAATATGACTGGGAATATCACTGATAATTTTAAATATAAAATATCTGCCGGTTTTAAACCAGGTCTGATGATGAGTGGTTTTTTTGTTCATTGTATCATTACTAATGAAGAGCAACTTGACCCTAAAAGCGCTCATTTTGATGCCAGGGAAAAACCTAAATATGCCATTGTGCTGGCATATCCTTATGAGGACCGCAAATTAAAAATTCGGGATACGGCTTATGAAAAGTTTTCATGTACAGAAGATGAATATAAACATTTCAATTCCTGTTCTGACCTCCGCGGGAAGGAAGTTTATATCTGTGTTGATGTGAACTCCTGGGCGCTTTCAGCTGAACGTTCCGGCGTCTGGTATCGTTATCAGTCCGGAACAATGAAACGGTTTGATGGTAAACCACTTGATGCTTTACCGCCGGGTAAGGAAAAACATGAACAAGGTTAAATATGACGGAATCTTTACCTGTTGGTGATTTTTATTCTTTTGTTCTGTTTTCGGCACCGTGTTTAATTCTATTTTGCCTGGGAATGATTGCTGGTGTAATTGCCGGGAGATCATGATTATGGATGAGTTTAATCTCTGGCTTCTTGATTATGTCCGTGAACAGATGAACGGAATGCAGGTATATCAGATAGTTGTTTTTGTCTGGTGTATTTGTATGGTGGTCGGATTTTTTACGGGATTTCTTTTTTCCTTTATTTCCGGCCTTTTTTCTTCAGTAAGATGAGGTTTTTATGAAAGTGTTTCATACATTAAAGAAAAGGATTGTATCGGTTTATCGGTCCGTTCGTGACAGAGTTAACGTTAAGGTTCTGGCGTTATCTGTTCTGGTAGCGGGTTTGTCTTCTGGTTCAGCTATGGCATCTTCGACAACAGCAACGGCACCTGCCTTTATTTCTTCCACAACACTTAAACCAATTGCTGACAGTATTATTGCTGTAATTGGTATTGTAGGTGCTGTTGTTATTGGTGTTCTGGCAGTTTCCATTTCAGCCAAGGTTGGAATTAGCCTGATTAAAGGCTTCTTCTCTCGTGCTACCTGATATTATGTTATGGCGTCTTTCGGGGCGCCTTTTTAGGGGGTGGGTATGGTTAATAATAAAAAATCCAGAATAAACTTTTACAACAAATCAGTTTGTTCTTTATTTTTTATTTTTACTGTTTATTCTCCCTTTTCTTTTGCTGCAACGTCAACTCGTGTTATAGGTACCACAAGTGGTACATTTCTTTCACGTCATTTAGATAACTTTCTTGGCAGTGGTTATCAGGCTTGTATAGGCGGCAATGTTGGTCTTTCTTCTGACGGTCAGGCGGTCGGTAATGGTCCGGGGGGTGTATTTTATAATGGAAAATGGACGGTTTATGAGGTAAAAGAGAATGGAGTTGTGCAACAATGCAATGTTGCTTCTTCTTATTCTTCTGAAGCTGCGGTTTATGAAACAGTACCTACGGATGAAACCTGTAAAAAACGACCTGATATTCCACTAGGGAAAAAAGAGGATTTGTCTTTTTCATATTCTGCTACGAGTAATTCAACATCGGTGTCTTATTACAATTCTGTTTCAACGGGGAATAATAATGGTGCTTATCCTTTAAATTATATTATTCAGGATCGTGGGCCAAGTGCAGGTAAGCCTATTTATTATACATCTATTTCAGGTTGTTATTATGCTCTTGACCCATATCGCGATGATATTTCATTATCTCCTTATACATCTGATCCTAATTTTGAAATAAAACCATTAGAACCAGAGAAACCTGAACCGGATCCCTCAGGCCCTGGCGGCACAACAGGTGGTGATTCCGGTTCCGGTACTACGGAAGGTGGTACTGGTGGCACAACAGGTGGTGATTCCGGCTCTGGTACCATGGGCGGTACTACTGGCGGCACGACAGGTGGTGATTCCGGTTCCGGTACTACGGAAGGTGGCACTGGCGGTACTACTGGTGGCGATTCAGGTTCTGGAACTACGGAAGGTGGTACTGGCGGCACAACAGGCGGCGATTCTGGCTCAGGTACTACAGGTGGTACAACTGGCGGTAATTCCGGTTCCGGTAATCAGGGCGGTAAGGTACCTGTTATTATTGCGCCTGGTGGAACGGGTACCGGGTCCGGTAACAGTGATGGTGAAGGTACTGGCTGGTTAAAAAAAATCTATGATGTTCTTTCCGGCAATCTGACGGCTTCAGGGTCTGAGTCATCTCAGTCTCTTTCTTCGGCTGAATCTGGTATGCAAACCGGATTAAATTCTTCCAGGACGGATTATGCTTCCCGTGCTGACAGTTTTCTGAAAGAAGGTCTTACAGATAAATATCTTCCTGGTACGGGGTCATTTTTTACTCTGGATGTCAGTCGTGTTTTTAATCCTTCAGGGGCATCTTCTTCTTTACCTCTGAAGACTTCATTTACCATTACATTTTATGGTCTTTCGCCTTATCAGTTTTCTGTGGATACAACAATAATAACTCAGAAGTATGATGAGATAATCAGGCCGGTTATTGAATGGTTTCTTAATGTATTTACTGCCATTATTGTTTTCCGCATTATCCGTCGTACTTTATTTCGTCGTGAGAGTATGAATCTCTGATTACCGGACAGGAGGATGTGAATATGTGGGGGATTGTTTTTCAGTTTCTTGCGTTGTTACTTGCGGGGCTTTTTAAAAATTTTATACAGTCGTTGCTTCAGATAAAACTTTCTAACTGGGCAATGGGCGTTTTTTATTTTGGCGTGTCACTTTCTCTTTATGGAAATCTTGTGAGTTACGCCAATAATGTCATTAATACGTTGTTTCTTGCGTCGCGTTTCAGTGACCTGCTTGTCGTGGCGCTGAGTTATTTGCCGCATAATATACAGTCCTGTCTGAATATTATATTGCAGGCTGAATTTACAGCATTTCTGTATCTTTATAAGGATAAAGTGCTTCGTTTTATTCTTTCTCTTGTGAAGTTTCAGTGATTAAGGGGACGTTATGCCGTTAATTGTGGGTGAGCTTGGTCAGGGAAAGGGGATTGTGGCGGCGTATTTTGCCACACTTTATTATCGTCGTGGTCTTCGTGTGGCGTCAAATTATCCTTTTGATACAACGGTTCTTGGTCCATCCTGTGAAAATCCCCTGACAGTTATTCCTGCTTCTCCCCGTATTGAGGATTTGAAAGCACTGGGGCGTGGATGTCCTGAAGAGGAGAAAACACGTTTTGGTGCGCTTTTTCTGGACGAATGCGGGACCTGGTTTAATGCCCGGGATTTTGCCCGTAAGGACCGTCTTCCTCTGATTGACTGGCTGATTCATTCCCGAAAGCTGGGATGGGATGTTTATCTGATTGTTCAGGATGAAAAGAATATTGACACGCAGATTCTGCGCGCCATGGGTTCAAAAATTATTCGTTGTAAACGGCTTGATGAACTGCGTGTGCCCTTTTTTACAACACTGTATGAGATTTTTCGTCCCGGTCGTACGGGAGTTGCCACAAAACGCAGGGGGCTTCTTCCTCATTATGTTGTGGCTTCCTGTTTTTCAGATACAGGAGTACATCGTGTAAGGAAACGGCCTTATGAGAAGCACTTCATCCGTGCTTCTGATTATTACGCCTGTTATGACACTAATTTCATCTTCAGTGATGGTACAGAACTGATTAATGGTCGTCATTTGGATATGCGTTCGGTCTGTTCTGTGCTGCCGGGTAAAACCCTGACTGACTGGTACGGTAAATCGTCTGCTTTTATTTCTCCTTTTATTTCCTGTACGGATGCTTTGGTTTCAGCGATTACGGATAAAACGTCCGATGCTGCGGAAAAAAATAATAACTGTAATCGTGCTGAATCAGCACATAATATCAGGCAGGATAATCAGAACCATAATCATAAGAAAACCTCAGGGTTACTACGTGCATTTTTTCGTTTTCTGATTCTGTTTGTCTGTCTTCTTGTTATCTTTTTGCTGGGACGTCATTATGATTTATGGTTTTCTGGTTCTGATGACACATCAGTTTCTCAGTCTCCGGTTTCTGAAGTGCGGACGGATACATCTGTTAAATCGCAGGTTTCTGCACCTGTTGTACCTCGTATCACTATGACGTCTGAGTCGTCATCAGTATATTCTTCTCGCTGGCGTATATCATCTTATTTCAGGGGGAGTGATGAAAGACCTTATTATATTCTTGTGGATAATGCCGGTAATATACGTTTTTATCATTCTGATGTTGTTTACCGGGGACGACTGACGGAAATTACTGTGGATAATGAGAGAGTGACTTACTGGACTGGCTCTGGTAGTCATCGTGCGTCTTCTGATGATAAATCATTATTTTCGGTGTCTTCCGGTGGTTGATGTTCATATTTTTATTCACGGTGATGTTATGGCTAATTTTTATCCCGAACCATTACGTTTTTCTTTTCTCGATTTTACTTCCGGTCAGCGTGACTGTATAAAACTGCTGGCGTTGTCCCTGATGGTTGTTGACCATTTTAATACCCTTCATCCGGGCAATATGTATTTTTATCTGGCTGGTCGCGGGGCTTTTCCGCTGTTTGCGTTTGTATGGGGGCTGAATCTTTCCGGACGTGAAACAATCACTTTTTCGTATGTGGTACGTTTCTGGATTATTGCCCTGATATCACAGCCTTTATGGGCACTGGCTGGTTTTCCCTGGTATGAGGGGAATATCTTTTTTGTGTTTGCTGTGGTTACACATCTGATGTATTTATCTCAGCGTTTCGGTGACACTTCGCTTTTTTTTCTGTCCCTGTTTTTTCTGGCTGTCTGGTTGCCATTTTCCTCGTCCAGTTATGGTATTTCCGGTGTCATGTTGTTGTTTTTTGCCCGGTATCTTTTTATCACCCGTGGCGCTGAGCAGTGTCTGGTGCTTACCGGGTTTATTCTGTCTGTACTGCTGCTGAATGAGTCAGTTTCTGATATTGCGGCGGTCATAGGGCTTTTTCTGATGTGCTCCGTGCTGGTTGCTGTCCGTACTTTGCCGCGTTCTCTGCCCAGGTTTCTTCCCCGCCAGGCGTTGCCGTGTTTTTATGCCGGGCACTTTATGGTTTTCTGGCTGACGGGGAGTATTTTTCCGGGGGCTTTGCCTGCGCTGGCTGCGTATATTTCTGCTCCGGCGGGCTGACAGGGGCTATTGATGATGTTGTCTGCACGTGATGAGTTGCAGGCCGGTATTGTGCTGCATCGGGCACACCGTTGTTATGCCCGTCAGGGCATGGAAGGCCGCGTGCCGTGGTTTCATATGGCGTAACTGCTGAACGGCCGATACCGGGGAGAGCTTTCATAATCTGCGGGACAGCGCAACGCGCCCCCTGCCGGACCGCCTTTAACAGGGCACTCACCGAGACGAGCGACGCAAGGCGTGAGTCGTACAGGCAATGATGATGCCTTTTGATGAAATTGATGACTGACAGCGAGCTCCCCCGACGAGTGCACCGCAGCTTAATCCGCGCTCTGTTTCCACGGACTGCACCCGCCTGCCGGACTGGCAGGTCTGACGGATGAACAGACAGGCAGACTGCTTCAGTTGCGCGTGTGATGGCACCGCTCGCCGCAGACCCAGCGACCGAACGCAGTGAGCGAGTGGTCGAGGAAGCGGAAAGGCACCATTACCGGCCCCGGGCACTTACGCTCTGCTGCCTGCTTCGGGCACTTATGCTCTTTGCTGACATGGGCAACCAGCTTACTGGCTGTGCAGAACCCGACGCGTACAGGCGATGATGTTGCCTGTTGATGAAACTGATGGCTGACAGCGTGCTCCCCTGTAGTGTGCACCGCAGCTTAATCCGCGCTCTGTTTCCACGTCCTGCACCTGCTGCGGGACTGGCAGACCCTGACGGATGAACAGACAGGCAGGCTGCTTCAGTTGCTCGTGTGATGGCACCGCTCGCCGCAGACCCGGCGACCGAACGCCAGTGAGCGAGCGGTCGAGGAAGCGGAAAGGCACCATTACTGGTCCCGGGCACTTACGCTCTGCTGGTTGTTCCGGGCACTTATGCTTTTTGCTGACATGCGCAACCAGCTTACTGGCTGTGCAGTATCTGACGCGTACAGGCGATCATGTCTCCTGTTGATGAAACTGATGGCTGACAGCGTGCTCCCCTGAAGTGTGCACCGCAGCTTAATCCGTGCTCTGTTTACACGTCCTGCACCTGCCTGCCGACTGGCAGCCCCTGACGGATGAACAGACAGACTGCTTCAGCTGCGCGTGTGATGGCACCGCTCGCCGCAGACCCGGCACCGGATGTCAGTGAGCGAGTGGTCGGGGAAGCGGAAAGGCATCATTGCTGAATACGGGTACTTACGCCCCGCTGGCCATTCAGTGCACTTATTCTCAACTGCCAGACAGGTTTATCGATAAGCGTTATTGTTATGTGAGGTGATATACTATGCGTTTTTATGCTTCTGCACTCTGTACTGCACTCTGTCTCTGCGCTCCTGTCTTCCACCCGGCTTATGCTGCCCGTTCTCCGGCTCCCGAGTCGGCGTCTCTGGCTTCTCCACCGTCTCCGGATATTGCACCTGATTTTGCCGCTGACCGCCTTCCGCTGAATATGGCTATACAGGTGGCTGAAGATGAAATATTCAGTCGTCGCTGGGTGCTGTCTGATGAGCTTGCGGTTGATACCCGTCCGGTGAGTTTTAACCTCAGTCGTTCCGGGACAAAAGCACAGCAACGTCGTGCTTTCACTGACTGGCTGAAAACGCTTAATATCCGGGTAACAACGCGTAATGGGGTGGATTATTTTTCTGTAGTGGTACCACCTCCGCCTGTAGTACCACTTGTGACCTGGGTATATTCACCTCTTCATCGTGATGTTCCCTATTTGTACTCTGTGCTTTCTTCCGCAGTGACATCAGGGCCTTCATCAGTGCAGACTCCTGCCACGTCTTCGCAAAACTCTTCCGGCTCGTCTTATGCATTGTCCCGTAATACTTCTGTTCAGGTGTCACGTCAGGAAAGTTTTCTTTCATCTTCCGGTGATTCGCTGGTTTTTCGGGGGACGCGTGGTGAGCTTTCCAGATTAAAGCAGCTTCTTCCTCTTGTGGATGTTCCTGCCCGTGGCGTTATGGTTACCGGGGGTATTTATGAGGTTCAGACAGGGAAAACAGAGGGAAGTGGTCTTGCACTTGCTGCAAAGCTGCTTTCCGGTCGTTTAGGGGTGAATTTAGGTCTTACAACATCACCTTCGATGGGGAATTATGTTTCATTCAGTACCGGCTCTCTGGATGCGATACTGGAGCTTTTCCGTACTGACAGTCGTTTCCGGGTGGTTTCGACGCCACATCTTCGTGTTAATTCGGGGCAGGAGTCGACTCTCTCTAACGGTGAACAGGTGCCCGTTCTTGGGAGTGTGTCTTATCAGGATGGGCAGGCGGTGCAGTCCGTGACTTATCGTGATTCTGGTGTAATATTTCGTATTAAGCCAGTTGTGACAGAAGAGAATATTTCCCTGCATGTCAATCAGCAGCTTTCAAACTTTGTCCAGACTAAAACCGGGGTGAATGACACGCCGACACTGATTAAACGTGAGCTTGATACCACGCTGACACTTAAGGATGGTGATGTGGTTATGCTGGGAGGAGTCAGTGAACATAAGGTGACTGATGCAAAAACGGGACTTTCTTTTCTGCCGGAAATTATGGGACAGAAATCAGGGGAGGAGACAAAAACGGATTTAGTGGTACTGCTTCAGGTTAAAAAGGTCTGATGTCTCAAAGATATAGCCAGTAAAATAAAAGCCAGTTGTTTTATAACTGGCTTTTATTTTTATTTTTATTTTTTTTGTTTCATTATGATTAATTGCTCTTTTGCTTGTTTCTCTCTTAATTTTTCCGCTGCTTCTGCTTCTTTTGCTGCTTTTTCTGCCTTTCTTGTTTCTGCTTCTATTTTTTCTTTTGTTTGATATGTTTCCTTTGCTACTGCATGTGTTGTTAATAGTGCGGCTATAATTATTACTATTATATGTTTTGTTTTATCCAT